CTGCAATCTTAGAATCTCGTTCCTCTGTTTTGTCCAGCTGCGCGCACATTCCACGATGTCGCGCTGATTTCAGCTGCTTAATCTGGCGATCATGTGTACCGCTAAAATCTTGTGCATCTTCGAGCGTTTCAAGCAAGGCCGCTGTGTCAGTCATAAGCTCTGCCAGCTTTACGTCGTTTGGCTTGTCTGTTGCGTCATTGAAGCTCATATTATTCACCGCCTTTCTGCCTTTTCAGCTTATCAACAATCGCTTTTGCAATTCGATCTTTGGCAGCTTCACTTTGCAGATTCGCGGTTTCAAAGCTGCTCAGTACTGATTTGACTATATCAACCGCATCCATCATTCCCCCTGATGCAGCACGTCAAACACGACCATGCGCCGGGTATCGTCTGCAAAGGTTACGAATATCTGAAAGTTAATCCGTTCACATTGCGGGAATACCATGAACGGATGTCCGAGATGATCAGTCTGCATTTCATTTCTGAACAGCGCGCTTTGTCCATCTTCATAAAAGTCAAACTGATATTCACCGCACTATCACCATGCACGTCCAGAGTGTAAACGCCAGTTTCAAGGAACAACGTTCCAGATTCAGGAACATTCTGGCCCATTACGGTAACTGTCAGCTCATTCTTTTCGATTTCGGTTGTTTTCTCGCAGCCGAACCCTGCGAATAATACGAGTGCCAAAACTACCAACATCATGATTGTGTTTTTCATGATTCCTCCTTTATTCCATGTTTTGTCAGATCCACAACAACGACTCTGTTGCCGTGGATGGTTCTGCACACATCGGTTCCGTCGACAAACGGCTGCTGCTGGTGTGCGTAGTAGCTGCCGACTTCGATATAGCGCCCAGGCTCACGCTTGCGCTCATGCACGAGCCGCCCGGCTCGCTTGATGATTTCATTGGTTTTGGTGTCATACCAGTAATTGTATCTGCTGTAGTTACCCATCTAATACCTCCTTGGCCCCCAAAGTGTTGTATTTATGAAACTAATATGCGCCTTGAAATAAAATTCTTTTGCCATTGAGTCATAACCAGCCGTGCACGTCCCAATGCCAATTTCTCGCAACTTACGGTAAAGCCGCAGCGTCGCAATCTCGCTTCCAATAAACACACCCATGTTATCGCTTATGAATATTTCTAAAGATTCCTTTGCTATCGCCTCGGCGTTAGCTTTGATGTTTTTCATCTCACGTTCAGAATAGCCGCAACAGCTCATCATGCCTCCAAGTAACTTTCTTCAAAAACTTCGGGGCAGCCAGATTTTGAAAGTCTTGCCGGAAGTTCAAAGCTGCCCCAGTCTCCAATATCCTCCAAGATTTCGTCAACCATTCCCCAGCAATACGCAATGTATGGTGTGACGGTTACGGGTTTCAGGTTCAGCGCAAGCCAGTCAAAGACCAGCTTGCCGGGAAGTAGTAACGGCAAAAATTCAAACGTCTGCATCAACCTGAATCAGTTTACGCAGACGCTCGAGTTCGTCTATACGTGCTTTATATTCAGCACGTTCGCGCTCGTATCTTTCTGCCACGGCTCCGGTAGCATAATCAGGCTCCTGCATTATAGATTCTTCGACCGTAGCATTAAGTTCATTAATGCGACCCTCAATTAACTGAAGTGTTTTCATCGCTTCCCTCCGTACTCCTTCAGCATCGCCCATTTTTTGGCCATTGTGCTTTTTTTTCTCAGATCAATCATTTCTCCTCCTCAGACTGTGCCCTGATGATTGGAGCCATCGAATAGTTACCAAACGGGAAAATAAACTCTTGACCTCTTATAACGTGAATTTTGCACCGTCTTTCTTTTTCATGCTCAAGTTTCACGGTTACGGTTTTTGCCGTCCTTTTCAGGATCGTACCTGTCCATACGCAGTCATGGTCACAAGCTGACCGACAACTTACAACTTGTCCGGCTTCAAATCGCTTTGGTTTCCTGCTCACATACTTTTTAATTGTCACATCAAGCCCATGGTCTTCGACAATCACAACGCTCTTGCCGTTCGCTACCAGCTTTTCAAGGTATGAATCTAAGGCAGTATGTGGAAAGCCGGTGAGCGGAATTGGGTCTGCCTTTAAATTTCGATGAGTCATGGTGATGCCCAGGATTTCTGAGGCGGTTTTGGCATCATCAAAAAAGGTTTCGTAGAAGTCGCCAATCCGTAAAAAGACGACGTAATCCTGGTGCTTCTCTTTGTTTTCCAAATAACTTTTAATCAGTGGCGTTTGTTTCATGATTCCTCCTTATCTTTCCGTTGTACAGTCTGTTTGATCTTCTGCAAACATATTTTCTAATTCTTCGAATATTTCATCCGATACAGGAATAAATCCTGCATCGCACTTAACGCACTTTACTCCATTTTTACGGGTTGTGTAAAACCCGTAATTCCACGTTCCGTTAATTTTTACATTTTGTGTTATAGAGCGGGCTTTCAGTTCCGCAAATATTACAATTTCTGCCCCGCGCTCTGTTGTAAATTCAAATCTCTTTTTCATCTTCTCCTCCTTGCCTTTCGGCTTTTTTGTTTTCTTTTTTATCCCTCACTCTCTAAAGCCAAAGATAATTACCTTCGAAATGTTGTAAAGAAATTTCTTTACTTTTTTGCATTTTTTTTGGAAATAAAAAAGCCCGGGGGTTTCCGGGCTTCGAGTGTGAGGGCCATTCCTGTGTGATTGGAGGAATCACGATGACGCTGCAAACGTACACAGCTGCCAAATCCTGTCAATACAAATTAGAATCGGTCGCGCTTGACCACGGAGTCATATTTGATTTTGATGCGCTCAAATCGCCTGTTTTCTGCCGCGTAGCGTAAAGCCGCCATTGCATCGTCTTGGAACGGAACAGGTTCATCCAGTACATTGCCGTCTTTATCCTCACGCCATTTCCACTGCTGGATTTCTTTTGCAGTGCCGGGGCAATTGGTGGCGTGGATGTGAATGCGCTTGGTTTTCAGTATATCGATTTGAGATTTGATTGATCCCTTGCCCTTCTTGGCCGCCGTCACTTTCATCCCGGCCCGCTGAAACTCCATAATCCTGTCAGGCTCCGCTGAATCTGCATTGATACTGAACCCGGTGCCAAGTTCTTGCTTTACCTTGTCGATCAATTCACCGTTTGTCAGGTACGACTGCCAGACCTCGTTCAGGATGTACCACTCTCCGTCATACTCTGCAATCTTTAGGGCTGCAGACTTATGGTTCCAGCCAAAATCCATCCCGCCGAACACATCCTGTTTGAATTTCGGATCGTCAACATCGAAGTCGTGTATCACGTAATTTGTCAGGATCAGGTTACCCAGCACGCCCCATTTCCCGAGCGCATAAATGTCATACAATACCGGGTCGGTGTGTTTCAGCGATTCCAGCTCTGCCTTGTATTCATTATCAACCCAGCGATTGTCCCGGTATGTAGTGTGCAGTATGGTTGTGCGTGGCTTTTCAAAATCAAAAAACTCTTTTTTGATCCAGCTCAACGCAGAAATTGGGTTGAACGAAAGTGTCAGCTGGAACGGTACTGATGCACGGCCACGGAGTCGAAGGTTAAGCTGTTTGAAGTCACTCTTGCTAAACTCGCTCGCTTCTTCCATCCAGACATCCGTCAAAACGCCCTTTGCAAAGGTGATTGACTTTATCTTTTCCCTATCATCAAGGCCCATGAAAAGCATCTTGCTTCCGTTGATGGTGTTGGTGATGGTCATCTCAGACTCGTTGACCTTATACCACTCAGCCGGGATGCTCCAGCTCGAAAGGATTTGTTTTGTCAGTGCAAAGGTCGAATGCCGGGAAGTTCTGCCAACCTTACGCAGGATAAGGAAGTTGTGTCCGCCTTCCATCCAGCGGATGATATTCCGCTGCGTTACAAATACCGATTTACCTGAACCCGCCCCACCAATCAGAACATTGAAGCGGTTGTGATCATTTAAAAGAGGCCGATACGCTCGGTTGAACACATCGGCCTTGATTGTTACGGGGATGGTTAGCAATTACGTCTCCGCGTCCGGTTTGCTACGGGTGCTCGAATATGCTGACTCTATGGTACACAAAAGCCCATGCGCTGAAAGTATTTCATCAACAATCACAGCCTGGGACGTGTTGAAAATCATGGCCTCTGCACGGTCGCTTGTCATCATCGGTGCATTCTTGCCACGCATCTTATACACGTAGCCGTTGCCTGATTTGACCACAAAAGCGTTGCCTTTGCGCTGGATGCGTTCGCGGGTGATTACTTGTCTGGGTGTCATTGTGTGTTTCCTTAAAAGTGGAGCGGTGGGGTCGGTTCTGCCCCGCCTTTCACTGGTTGGTCACCAGAGCCTGTCTTTTCAGCCACCGCATTTTCATTAAATTTGTTCCGTCTTTCTTGTAAAGATATTTTTTGTCCCTTATACATACCTGCACCCATTTCGTCTATCTTTGAAAAAGGTAAAATTGGTGCTGTTATTTTAAAACTCTTGTCTATTAAATAAATATAAGAAAGCATATTACCAGGTATTTTTTTCCATTCTTTGTCCTTTTTGGTCATCGTGTGGTAAAACTGCATACCTTGCATTTTTTGCCCTGTCTTGGTATTTTGCCACATTGAAGAGTTTTTCTTTATCTTTACTAAATAAAAACCACTAGCTCTGTAAATAGTTCCGTCGCCACATTGTGTTCCATCAGCAAAAGAGATAATCCATTTTATCTGTGGTGCATTTTTTTTAATTAACTTTATTGACACGGATATGCACCTGCTTTCAGAGTTTTTAGGCAGGTACTCATCAAAAGCCATTCTGTTAAGCTCTATAAACTCATTCCAGCCTGTGTTCTCTACAAGGTTTATTGTGGCTTTTTTATTTATACTCGGCCCGTATTGCATAACACCATGCAGTTTGTTATCTAAAAAACAACCAAAATGCAATTGAGAATTTGGAACAACTTTACCGCTATAGTGATGTTTCTTCACAAACTCATTAGCAATTTCTGCAGGTATGACCCTTACAATTATATCTTTTGCTCTGCCCATTCTTTCACAATCCTATAAATCGCGTTTCCGTTGCTGTTTTCATTTCCCCAAGTTTCAACGTTGTTGTCTTTTTTTGCTAAAGATAAGGCCGCCTTTACTTCTTCAGCTTGATTGTCCGCTAATGTAAATGTTATTTGTTGAAACGGTTCTTTATCCCCATCAGGTAAAGAAAAACTTTCTCCGTATTCTTCTGTCAATTCAACAAACTCAAATCCAAAATCGCTCATATCAATATCGGTAATGCTCGCCAGCTCAGCATCCAGCAGTGACAAATCAAACCCGGTGTTCATTGTCAGCTTGTTGTGCGCCAGAATGTACGCTTTTTTCTTTTGCTCCGAAAGGAGCTCCAGTACTATTGCCGGGATCTCTGTCATTCCCATTTTGACAGCCGCCATGTAGCGGCCATGCCCTTCGATTATCACCCCGGCTTCGTCAACTGCAATCGGGTCATTGAATCCAAACTGTTTGATTGACTTCACGATTTGGTCAACCTGCCAATCCGGATGCTCCTTCGCATTCCCTGAGTATGGTGTTATTTTATCAATCCATAATGTTTCAACTTTCATCT